TTGAAGTCTTCAAACCTGTCAAACCTGCTGTACCTGCATCACCGGAAGTAACACGGTCAAGAGATTCAAAGTCGTTTCCAGCAACTGTAGATACATCTGTAAGAAGCATCTTGTTGATATGCTCTGCGTGGTGCTTACCCATCTCTTCTTTGAGGACAGCACGAATGTCGCCAAGTCCATCATCCTTGTCAGCCAAGAACATGGCAGTTTCGCTCATGTCGAATGTGTGAACAATCGTCTTGGGCTTTGCGGCGATGTGCTGGAAGGTAGGCTTGGTTGTGTCGGGTAGGGTTGCGTTTTCAGCAACACCGCCGCCAACAGTGAAAGAAGGTCGGGACGTAATAACACGCCATCCACTTCGCTCCCAAGGGCGCTTTGGTAGAATGCTGAATGCATTGAATTCTTGGTTCAACTGTGACCAAACCTTGCGACCGTAAATCGCTTGGTATGTACCACCGGTTGTGGACAGCATAGGGCTGTCAGCCTTCAATAGTTCAGAACCACTGTATGAGTAGCCCATCGCGTTTCCTGCGCCGTAGAAATAGCGCTCCATGTCTGTGATTGTTCGGATGTAATCTCTTGCCATTTTTCATCATCTCCTTTTTTCATTGTTATGTGTTACTCATGCACCTCGGAACGACTCGTTTGCGAGTCGGTGTACTTCGTCCCAACTCATGTGGGCGAGGTCCTCGGTGGATGGAATGGTTACAGTGCTTTGGCCCTGTGCCTTAGCAATCATTGTAGTTGATTCTGTGCTGATGTTGTCAATGCGCTCTCCGAGTGCTTCGATAGCCTTGCTGATTTCTGCAAGTGGGCCGCGAGCATCGAACTGCTGCTGCTCTTGCTTCTGAATTGCTTGCTGAACTTCGTTCTCGTAGCGAGTGGCGAATTGTTGTTCAAGAGTGCCACGGAAGTTCTGCTCTTGTGCTGCTGCCTTGTAAACCTCGTATGCGGCTTCAATGTCTGCGTCAGATACCGTGTCAGCGGTCAAGTAACCCTTCTTTACAGGTCCCAAAGCACCTGCTGGTTGCTTGCCACCGGATTGGCTTACTGCACTGATAGCATTGGTAGAAGGCGAACCGGATTCTTGTCCGCGACCACGAACTTGACCGGCGAAGTAGTCAGCACCGTCAACGGAGTCAGGGTTGTCGAATCCACCAAGTTGTGCCTTGTTCAAGTCATCAAAGTGCTGTCGTGCTGCACCTGTGTCAACACCTGCACTCTTGAGAGTATCTTCCATCCATGAAAGGTATTCAGCGGTAATAACATCGCTGTACTCGTTACCCTTTTCCATGTTGTACATTTTCTCTTCCTTGTCATCGTTCTCTTCATCTTTCTTTTCATCTTTTTCTTCAGACATAGGTTTGTCCTCCTTTTTGTCTTCCATGTGTTCACGAAGTTGTGGGGGCATACCCTTCTCCATTGAGTCAAGTCGTCCTTCAAGTCGTGTCAATACGCTGTTCATCTGTTCCATTACATTATCATCTGTCATGCTGGTGTCCTCCTTCAATATACGAAAGGATGCTTCGGGGTTAATCCCCTTTTCACAAATTGTTATTTCGTGAAGTTCAAGTTTACTGATTTCTTGGTAGTCACCGTGTTCTTTGTCACTCTTTCGCATTCTCTTGAATGCTTGACCACCGATTGAAAAACCAGTAAGATTGCCGGAACGAATTTCTGAAGCCACTTCGCGTGCCTTTTCAATATCGTTTCGGAGTTTTACAACAACAAACATACCGGTGTCATCCACTTCAGATTTCCACATACGGCCATCGTTGTCTGTGTAGGAAGGAATCACAGTTCCAACCTGAATGTTTGAATGTGCGAGTTGAACATTAGCGTGTTCAGGGGTTGCCATGAACTTCTTGAAAGCGTCGTTCAACGCCCCGCGTGTAATGAGGTCGCCCTGCTTGTCTACCAATTCGACGCTGGCGTAACCCGCTACAACCAAGTCCTTACCACTCTTTAGCAGAGTGATTTGGTCAGGGTTTCGCATACGAAGTTGCCCAAGCATTGATTCCCATAACATCCAGTCATACTATATGAATGTTATATTATGAAAATCGTACAGTGGGTTGGTCATCATCAATATCAAAATCGACGGACTCCCCCTCATTTGTACTTAATTTAGCATGTGAAATACGCTTCTTTCCTTTTTCAGCCGGTGGCATAGTTTTTTCGGGGTCTTCACCCGGTCTTGGGCGCATGTCATAATCAGGTAATGTGGACTCATCTCTCAAATTTGTTGGTCCTCTTGGTGACTCTACAGGCGTTGCCATATCTATACCCAAACCTTTCGGTCCTGTCCATGTCATTCTTTCTTTAGAAATTACATCTAACGCTCGCAAAGCAATTTCCAATGCTTTGACCATAGAGGGTTTGAGAAGGATGTTGCTTTCTTTTTGGTCAAGAACACCTGCTGATTCTCGTTTTATGCGTTTTGGGTCAACTTTTTTGGGTACAACATTTGTTTCGTCTTCTTCATCTAATTTTTCGACATAGCCCTTTAGCATTAACGAAACTACAGGTTCCCAAAACGGTCGAAGACTTTCAGACAATTTGTATGAGTAATTACTCTTTCTCAAATCACCCATAACACAAATTGGATTTTCAAGATACCAAGAGTCATTCCATTTCTTAACTTGATATTCAACGGTATCAATATCTTCTAACATAATTTTGATTATTCCATCATCTAAATCAACATCATGTGGTATTATCATAGGCGGATAACTCTTTGTCAATAACGAAAGTGTTTCACTACTCGCGGGACCCTCGCCTTCACCTTCTTTTTCGATAGATGTAATTTGTACATTGAATACATCACGACCACCCCGTGTCTTTTTTGTTACACCGGAAATTTTTGCTTCTACAATATCTCCTTCTTTGAACGGTTTTTCTACACGATGAGCCGTTCCAACATCCATGTAATGTTTACCATCCAATTCTACGGCTCTATTTCCAAGACCTTCGTTTGAAAGAATTGGCCCTGCACCTAATTGGTATGTGTATGGTCCCTTACCTCGTTTGTCGAGAATAACAAAATTCAAAGTTTTTCCTTCGCGTAATATCAACCATTTTGGATGTCGTTTTTCTCCTTTCATGTACGTTGATTGTGAATCACGAAGCAAAACACAACCATCTTTCTTCAAATCATTTACAGCACTTTCTAAACCTTCTCTATCTGTTACACGTGTGTTGAAGGGGCCGGGTATGGAAATTCCGTCATGACTTTCCAATTGCCCACGAAGAATTTTCAAACGCTCATTTGTATTCATATCGGATGCATCTGTACCATCATACGAAATAATATCATGGACGAAGAATTCATCATCTTTCAAAACACCATCAACAATAAAATCACTTTCACTTAATTTAGATGCAGCATCACGGATTTTTTTCGGGACACCTCTTTTTTTACCATTTTCATCAAGAAATAATGTGTCATCATCTTTGATTAAAAGTAAACGAGTTCCTTCATACCAAGTCGATGCAACCCAAGAATCACTAAAGCCTTTGAATTCTTTCAAATCATCAAGAGAAAAGATTCGGTGCATGGGCCGAATAAGTGGAACCCAATCATCCTTACTTGCTTTTGTCAACAATACATCAGGGTTTAACAAACTCATTAAGAAGCCTGTCATTTCACCAGTTGAAACATTGTATGGGTCGGAAGCATGTGGGTCGTCATAACCTCTTTCTCGTAATTGTGGGGACTTTTGCGGTGTAACACCGGGTAAATTCATAATTTGCGTGACATTATCGCCGTGTACAGCCCTCATCATTTCATCTGATGTTGGATGCACAAGTGTAGGGAACTCATTGGCAGCAAAATACCAATTACCGTCAACACCTATTTCGCCATCAAACGTCGGCGTAACATAATCTGAAGCCCAATCTTGTAATCCGCTGTTCCATACCGGGTTGATACTACAATGACTTTCAGGCGTAGGGGGCGAAATGGGCCGATTATCCCATTTTGCTTCTTTAGACATTTTTTGTTCTTGTGTTGCTTCAACACTTTCGATGCCTTCATCACCCATTTGTGCTTGTTCGGGATTTAAAATATACAAACTATCGAGATTATTTTTACTCATTCTTGTAGCCCGTTTAATGTGTTTTTTTGTCAAACCCTTTACGCCATGCAAATCATTTGAAAGGAAAGACAAACCATGATTTCCTAACAACGGATTAAACATGTCTCGCGCTCTTTGTTCAAACGCACGCGGCACACTGTGTAATTCATGTGCATTCCAAGCACGGGTTTTTTTGGCTGCCCCACCGCCTACTTTGAGATTACTCTGTCCTTCTTTCAATAAATCATGATAATCCTCACCATGATATGGTGTTAAATCTAAATTGTGTGCATTTGGTAAATTACCATCTGTAAGAAGAGAATGCATCGTAGCGACACGGAAAGGTTGATTCATTTCATTAGAACGTCGTATGACTTCGTTTACATGTTCTTTATGCTTTGGTGTTATCGGTAAACCCAAAAGTTTCAATGCTTCTGTATCAGTCATATTTCCATGAATTTCCACACCGTGGTTCAAAAGATGATTTGCAATATTAGCATATTCATCACCGGATGTTAAACCCTCAATATTAGGAATTTCAACATCGTCTACGCCATAAGCATGGGAATGTAAACCGTGAGAATTGTGTTCTTGTATTAGAAGCGCCCTTTCTGCTAATCGAGCCAACTGTCCCATATCATGCGTAAACTGCATTTTGTCATCTTCAGGGAAGGAATGTGGTACGGCTTCTTGAATTTGAGGAAGGAGAATTTTCATCATTTGAGTGATTGCTTTATTGTCTCCATCTAATTTAGTGTCGCGTTGTTTTACTCTATCTTCCCAAAAACCCGATTTAGATTTGGGTTGCATGTTACTTGCTTCAGTTTGCATAGTAAACAAAAGACTTCGTAGTTCTTTGATTTCTTGTTGAAGATTTGCTATACCTTCAGGCGTCATTTCACCTATTTCTTTTTCTTTGTCGAGTTGTTGTTCACGAATCATCAACTGCTTGGCTGTTTCAATTTCTTCAGGTAAAGAAGCACCATAAGCCCCCATGCCTAAATATTGTTGGATGTTACCCAATTGTTGCTTTTTCTCACCCAAAAAACGTTCTTCTGCTTCTTGAGGTGTTTCTTGGTCAATTGTTTCAGAATTTACATGACCCAACTCATCCATTAAATTTGAAATGACATTTTGGTTTTCAATTGGTAAATCAGTAAAATCGCCATGATTTAGATATTCAGCAATTTGATGTGGATTTCGTGTTCCCAAATGTCGTGTTACTACACCCAAGGTATTGAGATATTCTCTTTCTAATCCTACAGGGATAACAGGAGGATTCTTTAATGATGTTTCACGATAATCCGAATAACCAATAAAATTCAAAAAATCTTGTAAATTATCACCTGTAGATAATGGTACGCCGTAAGATTGCATATCTTTGAAATTATGTAGAGTCTTTTTTTGTGGTTCTTCAAATGGTCGAATATGACCCAATGCTGTACGGATGTGATGGTCTATCATCGCTTGTCTATGAGACATTTTATCTGAAGCACCTTCACCGTATGCTTGTTCAGAAGTTGAAAATGTATCTTCCATATGGGGTACAGGAAGAACGTAACCACGTTTGCCCATAATTTCTTCATGTTCTTTGGGACTTTTTGTATGAAGGTAATTTGAATATTTTCCACTTGTAGAACTCTTATGTTCAGTAAAATTATTTTTTGTTGAGTCACCTTCACGAAGTAGAACACCATTACTATCGTGTTTTACCTGTGTAATATCACCCGGTGATAGAACATGTTCGGGTGGCATAATTACAGGTTTTTTGATGAGTTTTTCTTCCCCTTTTTCCCCTGATGCCAAATCCATAACTTTCTCTACGCTATGAGGTTTTACAAACGGGGCTACCAAACTTGAAATAGAATTCAAATTTTTGTTTACAATTAATCTACCTGTATCAGAATCTAATTCACCGAAAATGGACTTACCAGTTTCCGGGTCCATTAACATGTGATGAATAAATTCTACATACGTGGCTAAATTTCTTCCTACACCACCACCTTCTGAAAACGCGTCCCACCAATGTGAACCATGTGTTGTGGTATGTGTTCCATCTGAACTTACATCGAATAAATTATCTTCATTATCTTCAGGTCTTACACCAAATTTTGAACGTTTTACAGAAAGAATATTTCGTATATCCTTTGCTAATGCTGCCGAAGATTCATATCCGTATGCAGACTCAATTGCTGCATCAATGTGTTCTTTTGGTATAATAGGTCCTTCCATTTCTCCATACATTGGATGGTTTTCCATTGGCTCTTCTGTTTCGGGATGATACCCTGCTAAGAACAACAAATCTTGTTTTGAAAGTTTTGTGTGATTTTTTCCATCGGGTGTTTTCAAAACATCATGTTTTCCTGATGGAAGATATGATTTGTGATTTTTATGACTAATTTTTTTTACGTCATTCCAATTATACGATTCTTGTGCTTCGTTCCAAGATTTGCCATCATGAAAATTAAATCGAGGTAATACATTAAGAAGTCCGTCAATATTTGGAAGTGGTTCACCTGTAATGGTGTTCAGGATAGGTTCTCCTTCTTTTTCGTGACCCTTTGGGTGAGTTTGATTTTCGCCATAATTGTCATGCATTTCATGAATTCTTTCTAAAATTACATCTGCTATGGATTTTCCATTGTAATCTACAACTTCAGAATCATGCACTGCGGTATTCAAACCACCTTGAAGAAATCTATTTTCTCCTGAAAGAAAATCTCGTTCGTTACTTTCCATGATTTTATGAAAATTCGGTGCGTGGGTAGAAACTCCACGATGCCACCAATTAATTTCAGGCGTCATACGTTCCATAGCATTGAAAGCAAAACGAGCCTGTGGTATTGTAGTTCCATCGGGTAATTTAATCAGTTG